ATGTGACTGTTCAATCGCCTATGTTGGTTATGAATAACATTCCTCTTATCCTCAAGAGCGTTACATTCAGTCAGGATAATTCGACTGGAACAAGAAGCGTCCTTGAGCTGGTGAATAACAAAGCTCTTGGAGAAGGTGTACCGAGGCCAAATCAATGACAGTACGCACAACACTCGCTCACGCTACACGTCAAGCTCGAATGGGAACAGCACGGGCTACGATCCGTGAAGTGGACGATGATCATTTGATGCAAGAAGTTAAGAAGGCAGACGTTTATCATAGTGAGACGCCATCTGATTTTGAGAGATGGCAAATGGTTGGTATGACCTCTGTACCGATTAAACAAGAGGAGGATCCAAACCAAAAACAGATCAAGGAAGAAAATCCAACTGAGGATGGTGATTGGAATCATAACCAGCCGAAGGGACCGGCTGCAGAAGCATTGATGATCTATGTTGGTGGGTCACGATCGCATCCAGTTGCGTTGATCGATGATAGGCGCGTGCGACCTTATGGAATGAGCGAGGGAGAAGCTGCTAACTATGCGCCAGATGGTTCTGAGCAAATGGTTTTGTTTAAGGAAAATGGAACCTACATCGTATCCCTTGACGGTAAGTCAGTGAAGGATCCCAAGAGCGACAAGACACGTTTTGTCAGTTTGCGTCATGTCAATAAGAAGATGCAGACGCACAAGATTGAGAAGAAGCAAGGTGGGCAATCGGGGAATGGATCGACTGGCGTACAAGCTCTAGAAGGAAGCGGTGGTGGTACTGGTCAGCAACAACAGCAGGAAAAATATAAGCACGAGGGCGATAGCGTAAACACCGAGGTCCGTTGCGACAAGAACCGAATTGAATTTTATAATGGCGACAAGCTTGTCGGTTTTTACGACAAGGGTGCCAACAAGTGGGAATTGTTTGAGGTCGGTGGCAATCTGAAACTGATCATTGATGGTAGCAAAATTATCGGACAATATCAGGATAGTAAAAAATCATTCCGTGTCGATAGCACACATGCGCATATAAAATTTGGCGACAATGCTATTTTCGTAGATGATGGTGGTTGCTGGTCAACTATGGCAATCGACATCAAGCCAGATAACTGTTCCTGATATGGCAACAATTCAAGAAGTCTCTCCTGCTCCATGGCGCATGCAGATGCTACCGGCTTCCTATGCCGGTGTACAATATCACGTTGAGCAACAGGCGCGCAGCGGTGGTAGACGGGTTGTGCTTCATGAATATCCTAAGCGGGATATTCCCTATGCCGAGGACATGGGAAGGGCGGCAACCCGTTATCAGATCACTGGCTATCTCATAGGTCCCGATTATAACACGCGCAAACGGGCGTTGATGCGGGCACTTGATAGTGCGGATGGCGCCTCTCTTGTTGACCCTTATTTGGCTGAGCCGAAAAAATGTTTGTGTGAACGTTACAATGTTACAGAGACGCGGGAGCGGGGTGGCTATTGTACGTTTGAAATGACATTTGTCGAAGTCGGCTCTCCAGGCAATACGCCAGAGCAGGAGAATACGAAAAGCAAGGTACAAGATGCATCGCAAAGCGCAGGTGCCGATGCTGCTCAAACTGCTAACGATCAAGCTGCTATGATAGATCAGGGCGCAACACCGTGAAAAAATCTGAACGCGCTGAGTCTCTTGAAATTTCAACTAGGCTGATGACTGAACTGGTCAGCTTTCCTATTTCGTCTGTTGGAAATGAAGGAGCCGATTTACGTTCAGCTGTAGGAAAATTTTTAAGTAATTTTTCTCAATTGATAGTCGATCATACAATTGGTACCGAATTGTTTGCCTGTTTTGAACAGGCACGTGATGCCGGTGCTACTATTAAATCTATGAACAATGTACGGGCTGCTATGCTAAAGGAGGTCCCGGCTTTTCCGTTTGGCTTGTCCATCGTGAACGCGGCTATCATTTTTTCCTTCATTGAACAATCGCAAATCATTACTGAGATTGAATTCAAAAGTCGTGGCGAAGCGTCTATGATTATGGATGAGATGGCGCTGGTCATTGAAGAGATTAAAGTGAATAAAGCTGATTCATTTGTATCGAAAGACTATCAGAATTTTGTTGGCCTAGCAGCCTTGCTGATTCAGCATTTGTCCGCTACAGAGCGTCAACTGCCACGTGTCGTTAATTACAGCTTCCCAATTCGCCTTCCGGCCTTGATGCTATCAAATCGGATTTATGGTGTCGGATCGAGGAGTGATGAATTGGCAGAAGAGAACAAGACAGTTCACCCAGCTTTCATGCAGCGTGACATCATCGCCTTGAGTTCATAAATGTCAGATGTTCGAATAATTAATGTAACCAATTTGGATGGCATTTGGGCCGACTGGCTTCTGAAGCCGGATGCCACACTTGATGAGACGGAGGAGCTAGTCAATATTGTCAAGGTGGCTCTTCTCACCTACGCACTGGCAGATGTCGAAGACATCTTACCAAATCCGGATAGCACAGACCGTTGTGGATGGTGGGGAGACTTGGACGCTGAAACAATATGGGATGGCTGGCCGATTGGTGCGAAGCTCTGGCTGTTGAAGCGGAGTAAGATTACACCAGCAGAGGCAAGAGAAGGTTCAACATTGGCGCGGGCTGAGCAATACTGCCGGACGGCTTTACAGCCGTTGATTGAAAAACGAATATGTTCCAATTTTGATGTCACAGCAACAAGAGGCAGTATCGAGCGCATCAATGTTCTTGTGACGATCTATCGAGGCGCAGCCCGCAAGATCGAGCTACGCTTTCAAAATCTCTGGGACGAAATTACAATCAAAGGGGACTGAACTTTGCCGTGGACAACTCCAACTCTCCGCGCAGTCCGCGAGACGGTTCGCGGTGAGGTCACCACAAGTCTTGGTCGGGCCTCATTTATCGGAAACAGCGTGCTGCGTGTCATGGCCGATGCTATGGCTGCGGTCTGCCATTTGACGTTACGTTATATTGATTGGCTTTCATTTCAGTTTCTGCCAGATACTGCAGAACACGAATGGCTTGACCGTCACGGTGACATCTGGCTTGTGAATGCTGATGGTAGCACCGGACGTAAGGTTGCCACTTTCGCTTCTGGTAGTGTTACGGTATTTGGTGATCAGGGAACAATTGTTCCAGCTGGTACTCGTATGACCGGAAGCGATGACTGGCCATATGAAACAACTCAACAGTTTTTTGCGAATGGTGATGTGGGCATAACAGTTACGGTGCGGGCACTAAATCCGGGGGCAGGTGGCAATAAGGACCTCGGTGATATTTTATCAATCGAGGACATAATCATCGGTGTTACGAATGAGGCACCTGTCATATCAATTGATGGCGGAGTGAATGCAGAAACTGATAACCAACTCCGTGAGCGCGTGTTGCGTCGTATTCAGCAGCCGCCAATGGGAGGTGCTGCCTATGATTATGAGGCGTGGGCACTGGCAGTACCGGGAGTGACGCGGGCTTGGGCAGCGAGCGAGATGGGTATTGGTACGGTGACGGTGCGCTTCATGATGGACGACATGCGCGCTGACAACGATGGTATTCCAACTCAGGAGGATATTGATGCTGTTGAAATTTACATTAATGGAAAGCGTCCGGTTGCCGTTAAGGACACGTTTGTAGTCGCTCCGGTCAAGCAGGAAATAACTTGCATCATTGATGAGCTTGTTCCTGACACTGAGAGCGTGCGGGCTGAGATTGAACAGAGCCTAAATGCTATGTTGCGTAATCTTGCTGCACCTGGCCAGACAATCTTTGCGGCTTGGAAGAGTTATGCAATTATGAATACGACTAGCGTTGTATCGTTTCATTTAGCGAACAACGATGATGACGTGATGCAGTCGGTCGGTCATATAGGAATTTTGGGAAGCGTCATTTATGACTGACTACGACAAGCATGTCCGTCGCAAGGGTAAAGATTATGTAGAGGCGTTGCTTGCCCTACTACCACAGGGTGAGGCATGGCCACGCTTTCCGGAGAGTACATTAGTCCGCACGCTTACTGGCCTGTGTGAGTATTGGGGCTTCGTTGATGGACGCGCAGCTGATCTGTTAGAGATTGAAACTGATCCGCGTAAATCAACTGAGATGTTTACGGATTGGGAACGTAATTGGGGTTTGCCTGATCCTTGTTTCTTTGGTACGCAGCAGACGATGGCTGACCGCCGTCGCATACTGATGCTAAAGATGACGTTGCTCGGTGGCCAAAGCCGCGAATTTTTTATCAAGATTATGTCGTGGCTTGGTTATGAAATTACTATCAAGGAGTATGCTCCTTATATGTGCGGGGTGTCAAAAGTCGGTGACACTTCGCAAGATGAAGCTGCTTCTGGTGGCGTGCCCGGTAGCATGCGTTGGTATCTTGGTTCACCAGAGATGAGATTTTATTGGTCCATCGGAGTTGGCCAAATCAGATTGACTTGGTTCAGGACAGGTCCGATTGGTGGCGAGGTTGGCGTTGATCCGCATCTAATAATTGGCATGGCGGGAGAAGTGCCGTGTCTGTTGGAGCGTATCAAGCCGGCACATACGCAAATCGTTTTCGACTATTCTAGCCTGCAGCTTGGCGGGCCAATGGCAGGTACACCATAAGGGGAATTAGATGCGATATCATCAACCATACGGCGTTCAAGATGCTGATGCTCCATACATCAATGGAGATCCAAGTTTAGGTCGGCAAGGCTCGATCATCCCGGCAGAAGCAGTCGAGTATCCGCAGCGTGAAATTGTCTCGGCTATCGAAGCTGCGAAGATGACGCCTGATGACGCTAGTCTCTCGCAGCTTCTGTACGCGATGCGTAGCCAGCGGATGAACTACGCTCTGGCAATTAATAGTGCGCCAAACGCTGTTGCTGTCGAGTTTGATCCGCCAATTGCGAACACGATGACACCGGGAATGCCGCTGCGTATCAAAGGCGCGGTGAACAATACCGGTCCAACAACGCTTGTTGTAGATGGCGACAGCCATGCGTTGCGCTATGCGACTGGCGCGGAATTGTTGGCCGATGATATTAAGGCTGGTGTGATCTTTGAGGCGATCTGGAATGATGCTGGCTATTGGGAGTTCAATCCATACGCGAGCGGTGCGGCTGGTGGTGGCACCACAACCAACACGTTCGTCAATATTCCTTATGTCAATGATACTGGTACGCCTAATTCTCTTGTCGCAAACTTTGTTCCGGCTATTACAGCGTTGGTCGCTGGTACAACTATCGAGGTGCGGCTTGCCAACGATATTACAGGAGCATCACAGATCAAGGTGAACACTCTTGCGCCTGTACCAATAGTGCGTGGCAATGGCGCTCCATTACAATCTGGAGATGCTGCGACTGGGCAGATCATGCTGTTGATCTATTCCGCTGCGCAAGGTGCGTTCCAGTTCTTCGGCCTGATTCCAAAACCAGCTTCTGGCCTTGGTCCGGTTGGCAGTATCATTTTGACGTCTGGCAATGTAGCCTTCCCTGGTACCTTGAAACTGAACGGTGCGATCCTGCCACGCTCGGCGCATCCGCAACTTTATGCGTTCGCTGCCGCGTCCGGACGCATCGCGGCTGATTCTGATTGGACAAATCCGGCCAACCGGTACTGGACAAGTTTCTCGTATGGTGACGGTTCAACAACTTTCCGGTTGCCGGATTTTCGCGGCGAGTTCATGCGGTTTTGGGACGATGCGCGTGGCGTCGATTCAGGACGTCAGTTGTATCAGCAGCAAAACTCGCAGACCGGCGAAATTATCGGAGCCGGTTCGATGGCCGTTTCCAATATCATTTGGGATCCAAGCAAAGCACCGCCATTTGCAATGTTTACCAATCCGAACGTCAGCGGCCTTGCACACGCCTTGGACAGTGGTCCGCCAATGGGCGACTTTCCAAAGGCGTTCACAGCGGGTGTCAGCCTTAACCTCAATGTCGGACAGGAGACACGTCCGCGCAATGCGCCGGTCGTGCCGCTGATCGTGGACGGCTGATATGCAGATATTTTATTATGACTATGAGAGCGGAGCTTATACAGGTGAGCAGACGCTCGATGTAACGGACTGTGATCCACGCTCTCCTGGCACCATATTGGTACCAGGAAATGCAACATGCGAGCAACCACCACGTTGTGGTAAAGGTCTTTGGCCGGTTTGGCGCGATGGCCGCTGGCTGGTTTGCGAAGTCGCGCCTGATCCGCTTGATAACTATTACGCAAATTTGTGAGGCGACATGGCGGAAGCTGCAAACGTTCAGATCATAACATTCTCTGACGCTGACTTCTCGCGGGCGTTTCAGTGGGTCATTAATGGCGTGCCGTTTGACTTTACAGGCTGCGGCCTTATGATGATGATCCGCAAGCGTCCGGAGGACACGGAAGTGTTTGTGTCGCTCAGCACTGATGATGGTGATATTGATTTTCTGCCAGATGTCGATGGAAAATTGACAACGTTCAATATTCGTATCCTGCGTGAACAGATGGCAGATATGCAGGCTGGTGATTATTATCACAGCCTAATTCTTTTGCGGCCAGATGGATTGCACGAGGATATTTTCAGAGGCACGTTGACACATGCAATTGGACCAACGCGATGACAAGCGTCAAGATCATCTCCGTTCCTGAACAAGGTCCAATGGGGCCAAAGGGTGATCGTGGTGACGATGGCGCACCCGGAACACCGGGACCGCATGGCGCCACTGGCCAGATGGGTCCTCCCGGTCCTCCCGGATTGCCGGGAGCAAAAGGTGATCAAGGTGTCCCCGGTCCTCCCGGAGGTCTTGGAGATAGTCCATCCGATGGGATGGTCTACGGCAGGAAGAACGCAGCATGGGTGAAGGCTGTCGATCCGGCTGGCGACACTATGACTGGGCCACTGGCGCTTGCGGGCGATCCGGGGGCGGCGCTGGTTGCAGCACCGAAGCAATACGTCGATGCCGGTGATGTGGCAGTAACGACAGCATTTCAAAATGCTGATACTGCGCTCGACAATAGCAAGGTAGAGAAGGCTGGCGACATAATGACCGGCGCATTGACGCTGGCCGGTGATCCTGCCGCCGACTTTCATGCCGCTTCAAAAAAATATGTCGATGCGGCAATCTCCGCTGCCATTGCTGCGGCCGTCAGCGGTTTTCCAGCCGGAACGAAGATGCTGTTCCAGCAGACAGCAGCACCAACCGGATGGACTAAGCAAACAACGCACAACGACAAGGTACTGCGCGTGGTCAGCGGCACCCCCGGCTCCGGTGGCTCTGTTCCTTTCTCGACTTTTCTTGGTCGTACCAGCACGGACGGCGTGACACTCAGCACGGCGCACCTGCCGTCGCACAATCATTTTTTGAAAGTTTCTCCCAGCACTTCTCCGGCACAATTTTCATTGTCAAATGGTTCAACTATAGCTTTTGGTGATATGTTTTCAAACACAACTTACGGTGGTGCTGAGAACTATTCGTACAATCAAACCACTATTATCGGCGCGGCTGGCTCCGGTGCCGCCTTTGCTGCGGGCATTGACTGCCGCATCGCCTACGTTGACCTCATCATCGCCACCAAGAACTGAGCCATGAAAACAGCAACCATCTCGCGCACCGACAACGTGGTCTACATCGACGGCGTGGCCGTGCCGGTCGATTGCTCTGACATCGACCCGGCTGTTCACGTCATCCAGTGGAACGAGGAAGCGCAACGCGGCGCAATCGAATTTGTCGATGACGATCCGAATGACGGCTTCAAGGAGCCGAACCAGCCAATCGACGACATTTCGGCGTGGCGGTCCTACATCGACACCGCAGCAGCGACTTTGCTGGCTGCAAAGCAGAGAGGCGAGCCAGATGCCGCAGACAGTGCAAAAGCCACGCGGACCTGACAATTTGATTTGTCCGTTGCATCGTGCTGCGATGTCGGATGTCTGTGATAAATGTCCATTGTGGATCCACGTTCTTGGCAAGCATCCGCAGAGCGATCAGCCGGTCGATCATTGGGATTGCTCGCTTGCTTGGATGCCACTTTTGCTTATTGAAAATTCGCAGATGCAGCGGCAGACTGGCGCGGCTGTTGAAAGCTTCCGTAACGAGATGGTGCGAGCGAATGAAGTTTCGCGTGAACTCATTATCAATGGCGGTGGTGGCGGCAGTAAGAGGCTGACTGATGGTAACTGAATTTGTTGACCCTGACGATGTCATCGTCATCGAAGTGCCAGCACAAGGCCCAATGGGGCCGAAGGGTGATGAAGGGGACGTTGGTCCACCGGGACCGCAAGGGATACCGGGACCACGCGGCAGTGCGGGTGTGCCGGGGATGCCGGGGGCACCGGGACCTGCGAGCGAGATACCGGGACCGGAAGGCCCAGTGGGACCGCAGGGACCGGCTGGCGCGGACAGCACCGTGCCGGGACCGCAGGGACCGCAGGGCGCAACAGGACCGCAGGGACCGCAGGGCGATCCCG